TAGCTGCACTGTCTACTACCGCAAAGAAGAGCTTACTGAAATCAAGAAGTATCTGAAGAAACATTACAAGAACAGCCATAAGAGCTTGTCTTTCCTGCTACATTCAGAGCATGGTTTTCATCAGGCCCCGTATGAAGAAATTTCTAAGGAAGCCTTTGATGAATTGAAGGCCAGCACTACCCTCATCACTTCTGTCGATGAAGCCAGCATCGGATTGGATGATGCTGATTGTGCAACTGGAGCTTGTCCTATTCGCTAAACAACAAAAGGGGTCTATAATGGCCCCTTTCTTTTACCTTGAGGAGAGCTAATGGCAACTAGGAAGAAGGTGGCGCTGTTGGAGGGAGGAGCTACAGAAGCTCCAGTGCAGCAGACGCAACAGAAGTCACAAAGTCTGAAAGTGAAACTGGATGATTTGACGACAATTCAACCTAAGACGGAGATGCAGCGTAGGTTCTTTGAAGCCTATCAACGTGGACATTATTTCATGTGCTTGCACGGCGTAGCCGGTACAGGCAAAAGCTATATAGCCCTGTACAAAGCCCTTGAAGAAGTGCTGGACAGGAATAGCCCATATACCAAAGTTGTTGTCATCAGAAGCGCTGTGCAGGGCCGCGACATGGGCCACCTACCCGGCAATGTTGATGACAAGATGGAGGTGTATATTCAGCCTTATAGGCAAATAGCGGCAGAGCTATTCAAGCGTAAGGACGCATGGGATAGGCTGTGTGAGCAAGGCCATGCTGAATTCTTGTCCACCTCTTTCATTAGAGGCACCACCTTCTCCAATGCCATCTTGCTTGTTGATGAGTTTCAGAATTGCAACTACGAAGAGCTTGACACCATCATCACCCGTGTTGGCTACAACAGCAAAATTGTGTTCTGCGGAGACATCCGTCAGACTGATTTGAAGAAGAAGGATGATAGGACAGGCTTGCCTAAGTTTCTGGCAATTGCTGACAGCATGTCTCAATTTAGCCGCTTTGAATTTGGCATTGATGACATTGTCAGAAGCTCTCTTGTCAAAGACTACATCATTGCTAAGACGAGATATGAAGATGGAGACACATGATGGAAATTGTTGTACGTACACGCTTAGGCGTAGGCATTGACATCGAAGCCAATGAAGACATATGCTATCGTATCGGCTACATCAACGAGGAAGGAAAAGAGGAAGAAGACATTGTTTGCTACAACGGGCTGCTGATAAAGCTGCCTTTCCTAACAATCTACCTTGGTGAATTCTTCTCCATTGAATTTGCCACCAAAGCATGAATGAAGTGGAAGTGACAGATGAGATGTTGTTGAGAGCCCGACGCAAAGCAAGCGAAATGGGAAGACTCAACAACTCCATCACACGTGGTGCTGGTAATCTTGTTGGCTTCATAGGAGAGGAAGTGGCACTAAGAGTGCTATCACACTTTTATGAAGACATCATTGAAGCTAACACCTATGACTATGACCTCATTGCAGACGGAGCTAAAATTGACGTAAAGACAAAGAGCACATCAGTGGCACCATTGCCACATTACATGTGCAGTGTTGCTGGATACAACACAGAGCAACAATGTGACTTCTATGCTTTTGTTCGTGTCAAAAACAACTTGACAACAGCATGGTGGTGCGGCATCATTAGCAAAGAAGCATTCTATAAAGATGCTGTCTTCATGAAGAAAGGACAACTCGATGCAGACAACAAATACGTCGTCAAAGCAGACTGCTACAACCTCCCCATCAGCAGGCTTCACCAACAAATATGCGTATGCTGAAGGCCACTACGCCTTCTATCGGGGCTGGATGGAATGTAAGTACAATCCTGAAAGCTCTAAAGGAAAGGAATGGCAGCGAGGCTTTGATGCTGCCTATTTCGAGAACCTAGATGCATATCATATGCGTAGGAATAACAACACACCGGCAGTATCAGAACGCTCTTCTAAAGCGTAGCACTGTAAAGGACGCAATGCCAGTTCGAATCTGGCCTGCCGGGCCACCTAAAGCCGGTTTAGCTCAGAGGTAGAGCAGGTTATTTGTAATAATCAGGTCGTCTGTTCGATTCAGACATCCGGCACCAAAACAAAAGGGCTACGTCATTACAACGTAGCCCTTCTTTATTTGTGGTAGGCTTTAGCGGCCTAGCATTCTTCTTGTTTGATCTGCTGCTGTTCCTTTGAAGCCACCAGTACGTGCGTTCAATTCAGCTTCATATTTATCAATTTGAAAATATGCTTTGTCTTCTTCAATGCTGCTTCCACCGGAGTCTTCAATATAGCGCCTGTCAATGGCTGTCTTCACAGCCTTAGGCAGCTTGTTATACTTCATCTTATACACCTTCAGCAAATCATTGGCTTTATATGTCTCGTTGGTAGTTTCCTTAGCCACTGAAATTGCTTCTCTAATGGAGTTTGTCAGAGCCAATGCCTTCTCTGCATCGGGCAACACAGCATAGTCTGGTGACTTGATACGTGCTGTAGCTTGACGCAGGACAAGCTCATTGGCGTTCTTGATGAAGTCTCTGTCGTATTGCTTATCTCCGCTGCTAGTGCCATACAATTCAAACGGATTTAGATTGAGCTTAACAATTTCTTGCTCAACAGGGTTACGTTGAATAGTTTGACGGAAGCCTAAGAGTCTGTTGAAGTATTCACCTTCTCTAGACATTTCTCCTTCTGTAAGCCTGATAACAGCCTCAGGAAGCTGTTCCTTAAACACCGGCAGTCTACCCATCACTCTTTGGGTTGCAGCCTCTACAGCAGCAGCGCCAGCACCTTCAGACTCAATGACATTAGGGTCACGAATGACGGTGCCTTCGTCTCTGATGCTGTTGACAAGGTCTACAAGTTGCTTGACAACGAAAGGCTGTGTGAAGCCACCAGCGATGTCGCCTACAAACTTCCCTGTCTCAATAGAGAATTCTCTAAACTTCTCTTCGCTCTGGAAGACATTAAGAATTCTGTCCATGAAGGCATCACCGCTACCGGCTTTTGTTTTCAAGCCAGTGATGGACTCCATAGCAGCTTTCACTTCATCGCCTTTGAGACGTCCCTGTTCATATCTAGCCATGATGTCAGCAATGGCAAGATAGTTACTAGGTGTGCCCATTGGTCGCATGTCAACAGTGGTGCCTCTATCCGTCTTCATCTCATACCACGGAACATCTGGGTTCTCTTTGCGGTATTCGTAGGCAGCGCCGAGAGCAGACAAACCAATAGCAGATTGAATGAACTTCTCTGTGCCTTGTCTGTAGAGCCTATCAGCTTGCTCAGTGCTGCCAGCTTTTGCTAACTGAACGGCCCTAGCAACATCCTGTGTTGCGCCTACAGCACCAACAGGGCTATACCTATACAGATATGCCATTGAGTTTGCCATGTAACGCGGGAATGGAATGGCAAAGTTGATAAATGGTGTCTTATCAATGGCAGAGATGACGGCGCTTCCTAATGAAGACGCTCCACGCTCAAAGCTAGAAGCAATGGTTTTATCATTAGCTTTAGGTAGGTAAGAGAATGTAATTGATTGTGCGTCCTTAGCTGCTTCCTTCAGAATAGGGGTAGGAATATCAATGTCTTTCCCGAGGAAGTCAGCGTACAAGTCTTTGTTTTGTCTGCGAAGCTGACGCTCAACAGAGGCAACAAACACAGCCCTACGAGAGAACCCATCAACAGCTACGTTGAGCGAGTTAGCCCACTTAGCCAACGCTGACACTTCTCTATCGCCTGTCTCCTGCAAACCAGTGACAATGCTATTACGCAGATTTGGATTGGATTTAAGAATGGCGTCAGAAGCTTCTGCTGTCAATCCCTTGTTCTTCATATAGAAGTAGACATCGAAAGCATCATGAACCGTATCTGACATTGCTCTGGTGAACACTTCAGCACGTTGACCAGAAGCACCCTTAGACAATGCTGTACCGACAGCATACATAGAGCCTTCCATGAATTGCACACCAGACTTCAACGGCAGCACAATGGCAGTGCTGAGCGTGTTTCTAGCGGTGGTGTCAACACCGGAAGTGATGATGGCTTTCCAGTTACGAGCAAGGCGTTGCTGAGCTTGGTTGATGCGGCTAAGCGCACCAACTTGATCGCTTTCAAAGCTATACAGATTCTTAATTTTCTCAGCAAACTTTGCATCAGAATCTGTCATCTTCTTCAACAGCCTAGCAGCAACGGAATATTGCTGCATCTGCTGAGCAGCGTTAGAAACTGACGCCTGCATCATCGCTGCAAATTGCTGCTTATTAACACCTTCGGCTGTCAGCGCTGCTTCCAAAGCAACATCATCCACCTGATCTAGTCTGGCAAACACCTTGTTGATGGCAGCAGACACTTGCTCATTCGGCTTCAATTGGAAAGCAGGATCAAGCTCAATCACCTTCAATGCAATTCGTACAGCGGTTTTGCTATGCTCATTGCGTACTTTGGCATTGGTAAGCTCACCCTGAGGATCAATGGTGTTAAGAAGGTCTTTTCCATACGTCTTCATATATTCCGTATGAACTTTGTCCATGTTGTCCCGCAAAGGGTCGGACACTGCCTTCTCCACTTTCGTCTGTGGAGCATTGGGATTGGCTGGAACAAGAGGCTGACGCTTTGCTTCAGCTTCAGCAATGGCCTCTGCCAAAGCCTGCCCCTGCTGACGCACTGTGGTGGGCCTAGCAGCCCCAGCAGCGATGGGGATACCAGCACCTACAGCGCCCGAGAACAAAGCAACAGCGCCTGTTCTGACGGGATTTAGAGGCGCTGGCTCTTCACCAAAAGCCTTAGACACTTCCTGTTCAACGCGCTGCGCTGTGATGTCACTAACACCTCCTGTGGTGGCTTCAGCAACACCAATGCCAACACGCCCTGCTGTACGCATAGCCTGTGGCGTTGCTGACGCTTTAAGAGCAGCCAACGTAGCACCACCAGCAACTCTACCAGCACCGCCAGTGACGCCGTACAAAGGAATGTCAGCACCAGCAGCTTTCAACACATCAAGAACAGGACGTACACCGCCTTGTCCTTGCTCTGTGAAAGCACCAGCAACATTCTCATAGAGGTCAATACCTTCAGCAATGCTACGCTTAATTTCAGGTGTAGCATTCTTAAGGCGCATCAATTCAGGCACTGCACCAAATGTCAAATTGACGTCGTTGAATCGACGCTCAGACATGAACTTCTTTACATATTCTTCTTTGTCTTCACCGGGCTTATATGGGGCCTGACCAACAGCTTTCATGTAGCTTTCAGCGCGTTGGAACAATTCAGGCTTTGTCACCAAATCCCTGAAAGCAATCTTAGGCTTCTCCGGCTCTGGCGTAGGCGCTGTCATCATCGTACCAGCCTCACCATAGTCAATGGTGGGCTCTACTGGCGTAGGCTGACGAGCTACAACAGTAGCCGCTGGCCTTTTAGGCAACAAATCTTCATAGCCTGTTGTAGCTGATGGCTGCTTAGGTAGCAGGTCTTCATATCCTGTTGCCATAATACCTCTTATAGATTTTGAC